AACGGCAGCGCGGCGGCGCTCAACAGACAGACCAGCGGTTGCCTCACTCTCGCCCATAGCGAAAGCGACGAGGGCACCAGTGGCATTGTTGTCCCGGCTGAGCGTATCAACCGATCCTGCCAGTGCATCGAAGTTCTGCTGTTCGCGGAAGCTGATGTTCTGGCGCATGTGTGCGTCCACCAGTGTCGGCATCTGATCCATGAGGTTGTCACGGGCCAGCATCCGGGTCCGGTCGTCTGGGATGTCTGCCGTCATGGCGTCAATCCGTCCCACGAGGATCTGGCGGTAGGTGTCGGGGTCTTGCTCGTAGGCACCAGAGCCGATCTCGGCCTCTTGCGCCCTTAGCAGACCTGACGCCATCGTCTGAGCGGATACAACCCGCCAGCCTTCAAGCGCCCACTTGTCTCCTTCCATCTCCACGCTCTCGAACGAAGCACCCTGCATGGCCTCGATTTGGCCATCCATCATGCTCCGCTCTTGACGTTTCGCTTGGATTTGCTGAAGGCGCTCACCGGCGAACTTATTAACGCTTTTAGCTATCTGTGCCCCGAAGGTTGCCTCGGGAACGCGCGGAGTAGGCACGGAGCCTATGTTTGGTACGCTTCGGGTGACAGGGTTGACTGCCTCCTGTCCGCGCAAATTGTCCACCGGCTGCGCTCGCCGTTCAAGTCCTTGGGCCATGTTTAACTCCTTATAGCCGTTCTGTGTCGTTCACACGCCCACCGTTGGGTCCGAGTAGACGACTGCCTTCCGGCTGATGACTGTCGTAGATGCTCAGGAGGTTCGTTCCTGCGCCAAGTAGCATACTGCCAACTGAGGGTCGCGGGATCACCTGAATGTCTTGGTTGGTGATTGCACCGATAGCTATGCTGGTTCTCTGGTTCGACATGTCCGACATCTGCTGGTGGTACTGTCGTTTCTGAGCGAATCTTGCGCGACCTGCGGAAGCCCGCAAGTCACGCGCCGCCATCTCGACACTATTGCCCTTCACACCCGCAGCAGCCGCGTCAACCTCTTGCTGAGCCTGATCTTGCATCGACTGCTTCTGGATCATCACGTCTGCCACCGTTGCTGCGTCACCTGCCCGAGCCTCGTTGACCGTCACAGCGTTTAGGCTGCGAGCGGCACTCAGCTTCGACATGGTGTTGCGGTACGATTGGATGCGTTCCTGCAAGTCGGCTTGGACGGATGCGGTCTGGAAATCGCCCCAGCTTGACGCAAGGGACATCCCCATTTGGGCTAGCATCAGTGTATTCTTCATGCCCTCCGTCCTTTCGTTCTGAGGATTTGTCCGATCCACTCCACTTCGTGAATTGTCACGGGTCTGAAGTCGGTACCTTCGAGGAGCAGTGTTGACCAGTCCGCTCGTTCACCCCAAGGTATGTAGAACGGCCCGTTCTGGATGATAAGTCTCTCTGGATCGAGTGGCTCGTCGTCCAACGGGAACACGGAGGCGGTGTACTCCCAATCATCGCTATAGGGGCTCTTGCCAATGGCTTTGAACTCCCCACTGTTCTCCAGATGAACAACATAGTCTTGAATGGTAACTTTCTGGCTGGTGTCGATACGGGCTTGATAGTCCCTAGCAAACACCTGCGACGGTTTCAGTTGCCAGCGAACAGTCTGCCCGCATAGTGCCGAAGCACCTACAGGTAGCTCCTCTGGATAGAATATGTACTTGTGGTACGTGTCGGTAATATTCAGTTCCACCCACGGCTTCACTTCTTGGCCGGGATGGGGGCACCCGGTGGATTGAATGAAACGCGCTTCGGGGTAGTTAAGGATGATAGCGGAATTTCCACCGCTGCGTTCGACCAGTCGCAATTGCTTACGGTCCAGCATAGTGTGATAGCCTAATTCCGACACGGGTCGGTTAAGGTCAAGACTGTTCAAGAACACATCACCCCCTGCGTAACTCGACACAAAGTACACGATACTGTTGCGGAAGAAAAAGTGTTCCACATCGTCCTTGAACTCCCACTTACTCCAAGCGGATTGCAGAGGGTTTTTTCCGTCCCAGAGGTAATTGTACACCCATACCGTATTGCGGCTCTGGTTTGTACGAAGCAGTCCCATGTTGAAGTTCTGGCTTACTTCGAGGCCCGTCACGAGGCCATTGATGTATTTGTCCTGTGCCTCCGTCAGGCTGTTCGCCGCGTTCGCGGCAGTGTCACTGTCAGTGTAGAACTCCTTGATGCCGCTGAACTCGCCAGCGGTGAAGGGGAACAGGATCGTCCGTCCAGTTGACACAGGCGGCGTACCGCCTGATTTTATCTCGAACTCTGTGGTCAGAACCATGCTCACCGTGTTGGGGTTGATGCCACCACCACGGATCACGAACTGACTGCCTCCCGGATCGGACATCACGAACATATCGCGGTCGAACGGTACGAACCAGTCCATCTTGAGGTCGTCCTTCTTCGTGCTGCTGATGTCGATAGGGTCCGTTGCAGACACCACCGTCGCGCTCTCGCGCCACAAATCGAAGGGGAAGTTCGTGCGGGACATGACCACCGTGTTAGGCGTCAGTAGAGCCAATCGGCCCTCGAACCCGCCCACGTCTCTAATCGGCTTGTCGATGAGGCTTGGGAACGGCGCACTACCTTCGTCGCCAACGCTTCGCGGAAGCCAAGGGCCTCGCTCAACGAAGAACGAACCATCCTCGGGGATGATGACGTACGGCATGGTGTCAATATCGAAGTGGCGTTCCTCTGTTGGATCATACCACTCCTGCCAGACGCCCTCACTACCGAAGCCAGCAGAGCCGTTCTCTGGGATGGTGTCCTTTGCATCGAACTTGAGCCAGTAGTCGTCCTCGTCAGCCTCGCTCGTGACCACCTTGACCACTGCACCATTTGGTGCGAAGCGAGGCAAGTCATCGACATTATTCACAATGTCCGATAAACCCCGCAGTATTTCACCGCCTTCGCCGTCTGAGACACCGATACGGATTTGCAGGTTAGGATGGAACACGCTGGCCACGTCGAACTGTCGGCTGATAACCGTACCCGAAGGCAAGTTCGGATCGGCTTGGAGGGTAGAGACCAGTTCACCGATGATGTACTCCGATGAAGTCTTTTCTGCGTCTTCGGTTGTGGTCCCGTCAGGTGCCTGATACTCTGCGTTGATGACAGTGCCATCACCGAAGTTCAACTTCACGGAGTAGGTCTTTAGGAACTGACCACCTAGGGCGTTAAACAGCGCAACGTACCAGTCCCGACCTTCGATTAAGGTGGACTTGCGCACTACGCGGTTCCGGTTAAGGACGACGATCTTCTTGTCCACTACATGGAACTGCATGTCGCTGCCGATGTAGCTAGGTGTGGCTCCGTTCCGATACTGCACGTTCTGACGCGTACCGTCGAGGGACCATAACTGAATATCACCGCCCTTGTAGCCAATGATGTAATCGACGCCATCGAAGCTGATGTTCTGATAGCCGTGTTCGCGAGTGGCCCGGTCGAGTCCCGTGTTGCCGTTCGTTGAAGGGCGTGTGCTGAGCCCGAGGGTCACGTCCGAGATCAGGTTCACCTGTTCAGAGACCTGTCCGTCGAGGCGTACTCGGTCGGGCTGCTGGCTCACACCTTGGAGAAGTGTTCCGAGGGAACCTGATTTCAGTGCCATATTAGTTCTCCATTGTTTTCCAGCGACCGCGCTCGCCACCCCTGCGAAGCTGCGTCACAGTATTGCTATGGTTGTCGTAGATGTTTGCTTGGCGGTTGCGAAGATGCTCACGATACAGGGTTTGCCACCCACGGTCGCGCTCATTTCGATAGTTACTAAGCTTAGGGTCCGAGCCGTCCTCGTTCAGGTAGAACTCAAACACGGCCTTTGCACGGACGTACTCCTGTGCGCGGAGGGGCATTTCTTCGAGGCCCAGCTTGAAGATCATCTTCAGCCGAACGTCTTGGTCGATCTCGAATGTGCCAGTGTCGAGGTCGTACATCTTGCTGCCGCGCAGGGTCAGATTGCACCGACGATCTGTCGGGTCTGCCTTTATGCAGCCTTGAGGTACGATGACCTCGCCATTGGATTGTTTAGTGATCTCGCGCACTTCTGTGTTGAAGTACAGACCCAGCGACTGCACAGAAGCCGTAACCCGGTAAAGAAGCTTCTCGGCTTTCATGTAGTTTGGGTGTCGGTTCTGTTCAGCAGTAAGGGGCCTCGCACCAGTGCTGACGATCATCTCGTTGACGATGTCCAGTCTTGTGTACATGGTTGGTCTCCTTGTGCATACTAGGGAACAAAAAAAAAGCCCCTCCACCACCTGTGAAGGCAGTAGAGGGGCTAGTTGTCAGGTCAGTTGACCTTACGGGTTGTTGTTGCCATCCAGCGAGAACACCGCACCAGTCTGTTCAGGGCGGCGGGGTGCCGCACCGAAGGCCAGATAGCTGTCGATGAACCACGAGAGTCGCAGGTCATTATAGTGGACGTTGCTCGTGAGCGGGACCGTCTCGCCACCGAGGATCGAGTTCGGGTGCATGACGAGGCCAGTCACCGAGGTCTCGATGCCTGAAGGCACGTACTCGGAACCGTCCGACAAGATCGAAAGGTCGATGTTCGTGTCGGCCAGACGAGCAGTCGAGACGATTGGAACACCCATCAGCGTCTTGATGGTGCCGTCAGAGAAGTCGCCGTTGTCACGGGAGAAGTCACGGTCGATCAGCTTGTCGTTGTTCATCAGAACAGCGTACTGGCGAGGACGCACGAACAGCGCGGTCTCGTCGGTGTCCACGTCGTTTTCCTGCATCTCGACAATGATCTTTTCGAAGGCAGAGTACAGGGAGTTCGGGTCCATTTCGTCACCGGCACCGGCCAGTTCGATATGCTCGCCCGACTTGAAGGCGTCACCGAGGTCACGGCCTTGGTTGCCCTTGATTAGGGCGTCAGCAACACCATCAGTCACGTTGGACAGCGCAGCCTTGACACCCATACTCAGGAGAGCGGCGTCGAAGAATTTTGCGATTGTCTTGCCGTGGTCCATGCCGATCTCGCGCCGTGCGGAGAAGTCGGTCTGGAACTCGTTTAGCAGTGCTCTGGTGTCGCGCGCGAGGACGATGGTGTCAACAGTCACCTGCGCACGGTCAAAGTTGCGCGGCGTGCTGGACATCTCCTGACCCGCAGCAGCATCGTTGATGCCCTGAAGGGTGCTGTCGCCCATCCGGCGAACGGTTTTGGTGTCAGTGCCACGGATGGAGTGCATCTCGGTGAACTGGCGCATGATCGAACGATTGGCGATCTGTGCGTCAACAATACCACCGTACTGTTCGATCATGTCTCCACGGTCGAAGTCGCTCAGGTGGGTGTTGTCGCCCGGAAGGGAAGATTGAGTGGGCATAGTAGCCTCCTATGATGTGATTGTCCTCGGGTTTATACCCTGCTTACGGGATACCCGGTTGGGCCTCCCTTTGTATTGGATCAGATACCGGCTTTGATGCCAGCTTTGCGCTGCGCCTTCAGTGCCTCGAACTCTGCGGGAGTACCGCGACGGCGATGCAGCTTGTCTAGTGCGTTACCGTAGTTACGTCGGGACATCGGCTCAACTGCCTTACTCGATTTGCCATCCGGCTGCACCTGTTTCGTACCGGCCTGAAGCGCGGTGTTCCTAGGATCGTCATTGTACCGTGCGACGATCTCCCCGACAGCGAACTTGGCCTGACGCCCACCCTTATCGAGCATGTTGCGTAGTTCGTCCAGTTCGTCACCGGGCAAAGCCTTCACGGCCCAAGCCGACGCCTTCTTCCAGTTCTCTTTGCCACCAGCCGTGTCGTTAGCAACCTTGGTCACTTCAGCGATCTTGGCGTTGTTCTTTCCGGTCACGTTCTCGATGCCAGCCATGATGAGCGTGGCTTTTGCCTTGCCCACCTTTTCGACCAGTGCATCGCGGTCCACCTTCGTCGGGTCTCCCGACTCCACTGCATCCCAGAGAAGCGCCTTGGCTTCCTCGGTTGATACACCGGAGTTCTGAAGGGTCTGAAGGACCGAGTTTCCGACTTCATCTCCGGTGTCACCCCAGACTGACGTGTCTAGGTCTTCGTTGTCGCCCTCGTCATCGTCCTCTTCGCCGCCATCCTCGTCACCGTCCTCGGCTGCGGTAGATTCGGCATCAGCCTTTTCTTTGGCGTCTTTCTCTGCGGCTTCCTTGGCTTCCTTCGCTGCCTTCCGGTTTGCGTTGGACAGCGGTGGGCCATCCTGTGCAGTAGGGTCGGCACCATCGGTCGGTGCGTTCTCGATTACCGGCTGGTCGTTGTCGTTGACATTCTGGGCTCCGGGTGCGACGTTGCCGCCTGCGGGTGTCACGTTTTCAAGTTCAGGCATGGTCTCTCCTTATCGTCCTGATGCGGCTTTGGACGCTACTGCGACCTCGCCTTGTTTCTCCATCAGGCGTTCCTCTTGGGCCATCTGGGCCTGTTGGTTCGCCTTCATTTCATCCTGAGTGAACAGGAAGTCCTCGGCATCCACACCGCGATTGCGGAATATGAACGCTGCGAACTTGAGCGGGTTGAACGCCGCCCTGATTTCCTGCGGCACTGCGTCGAGCATCTGAAGGTCCGCAATAGCGATCCTCAGTGCATCCAGCTTACCTTCTCGGGATAGGCTCTCAAGCCCGGTCACAACCGTGGTTTCGAATGCCTCATCTCCCGAAGGCAGGTAGGTCTGGAAGTCGATCTGGCTCAGGAGGTACTCAGCTTCCTTGCGCTGCCAGTCCAGAGCTAGGCGGGAGTATAGCCCACCGAATGCGCTCTCGATCTCACGAGCGAAGAACCTGATTTCCTCTGCCGTCACACGCTCGGCGTCACGGACTCCTGCACTCGACAGGAGGAACGCTTGTGCGAGTTCCCGTTCCAGCTTGGCGATTGCCTCACCAATGAACTGAACCTCGACTGCGAACTTGTACTGTGGAACGCTGATGTCGCCTTCCTTGCCCGGCACGTACTCGCCGCGCTTGGCGTTGTTCCAAGCATCCACGTCGAAGCTGGACATATCGTTCACGAGGAACTTGATGTCTGCGGCCACACCGATCAGGTCGATCATGGCTTCCGTAAGCACGTCAATGTTGTGGAAGCTGACGCTGTAGTCCTCTACCAGTCCTCGACCGTAGTGATCGCCTCGTCCGAGGTTCCATGCAAGCACAAGGCACGGGAAGTCCGCTTCCTTGTAGCTGGTCTTTGCTTCCTCAATCTCGACTTCATCCACAGCCTGCCGCATGTGCCACTTGCCGCCTTCCCACCAGTAGTAGGTGTATAGTTCGACATCTGTGTCATACTTGAATGACTTGCCCTTCTTCTTGGTTGCGGCCTCGATCTGGTTCTGCATATCCCCATCGAGCATACCGAACTGCTTGCAGTCCCGCAGCATCACTTCGCGCACCCGGCCACCGATCTCTCGGCCAACCGAATAGTCGCGAATGGAGTACACCACCCGGTCGCCGTTTGGCATCCGGTAGATGAGTGCGTTACCAGTCACGATCTGAAGCGACACAGCGTTCACCGCAACTGGGCGGTAGCTTGTTAGGTTCAGTTCGCGCATAGCTGCGTTCTCAGCTTCGATCAGTCCTCCGTCCAGTGCTTCCTTTTCCTCGGGCTCTGCGTCATCGAAGAACTTCCGCTTGGCTTCCGGGGTCAGTGTCACTGCGAAGAACGGCTTGTCGTTAGGGAACATCGTATCAACGATCCGGTGAGACAGATGGTTCACCAGTCGCGCTCCGATGGCGACGTTCCCCTTCTCGCTTTCCTCGGGATTGTCAGTGCGTGCATTGTCGTCAGTCGGGAAGATCGACGGGACCGTCCAGCGAGCGTATTGCTCACAGCGTTCCAGTAGATCGCCCTTCTTGCCGTCAAGCGCCATCCAATGCCCGGCGAGGTTGGTTCCTTCGGGGATCACAGGCCGACACTCGCGGACGGACGCTTACCGCGCCTCATCTTTCCGCCTACGCCGTTCCCGGTATTGCCCAGACCGCCTACGCGGGCACCTACGGCACCGTCTCGGCTTGTCGCGACACCATCACTTGCTTCACCCGATACGGGCGTCACGGTGGCGTCACCGCGTCCGAGGTTGATGTCTGCGCCTGTGTCATCACGGGCCGCGTCCAGACGCGCGAACTCCTTGGCCTCTTGTTCCTTCTTTTCGATCCGTTTTTCCTGCTTTTCGATCCGCTTGAACTGCCTCTTTGAGGCCTTCCTCTGTTCGTTCACAGAGTACACGGTCGCCGCAGCACCGACGACCGCTGCGCCGACGATAGCGGCAGTTGTGAATGCTGCCATAGCATGTCTCCTTAAAGTATGAGCCGGTGGCTCGTTTCGATGG